ACAACCAGGTAATTATTTTTTGAAGGGCAAAGCCCGATTTGAGATCGCACCACCGATACCAGGGATGCGATTAAGGATGCGAGTGATCTCGCCCCAGGTAGTTTCGTCGATTTTTCCTTCAAGCTTCGCAGCTTTAAGTTGCTCGACGAGGATAGAAGCTTCGACGCCAATTTTTCCAGTAGTGGCGTCAGCTTGTTTGGCAGAAGAGCCAAGTTGTGAGATTTTCGCCGAGATATGAGGAACTTCGGCGAGTTTAAGAGCAGTGTCCGCATTGACATTAGGAATGCGGGAATAAGTTTCAGCGGTTTGGGCTTGTTTTAGAAGCCCGTCAAGACGGGCAGCTGTAGCCTGTTCACCGACATACAGAACTTGCATGTCGGCAACCGCTTGTTGAGATTTAGAGAGTTCAGCTGATGCTGATTTGGCAGAAGCACCAGCGAAGTCAACGCCTGGTGAAGATGAAACAGTGGGCGAAGCCACTGACGGGGTGGAAGCCCCGGAACCCCCAGTAGCGGTAAGGATTGGATTAAGCCCAGCAGCGCGAAGGTCAGCGACCTCCGCCTGATGGGCAGTATTGCGAAGCATGTTTTGTCGATCGAAGGCGACATTAGCCGCCTTACGATTAAACATGTCCTGATGGCGATTTCCCATTAATTGGGATCCCATCTGTGCGATAGCTTCCCAGCCTGACATAGAAGCTCCTTAGAAGTGGTCGATGAGACCAGGAACACCGTAGACCGGCATCGGACGAGCCGTGCGGAGTTTGGTGTAAGTGTCCAGGATAAAGTGCGGCTCAGACGGAACAGCGATCACACGGTCCACCGGTGGATCTTCCTGAATAAATGCCGCATCGAGGACGGGAGCAGTAGCGAAGTCCTGTGCAAGATGCCAAGCATCGAGAGGAGTAGTGGCCGAGGAGCGGAGCAAGCCCGAGATTTGCGAAGGTTTGTAGCGATACTCAGCGTAACGCTCCTGGTATCCAAAGACTTTATCGTCTTCGGCAGGAACACCAGTTGCGAAAATCTCTTTTTGAAGAACAGATTGCTCGCCAATATGTGAGAGGGCTGGCCAGTAGAAATCGAAGCGAGTTTGACGGGAAAACATGCGGTTAAGACCTTGTTGATAGGTCAGATCGGCACGTACCGACACCAGCCCGATGATAAGGCAGTGTTCAGTGAAGGACATGGTGAAACCGTGTCCAGAACCTAAGGCGGTGCCCACAGCGGCTAGGTTGCCTTGCGGGGTGTCGGCATAAGTGCCGGTAGGTGAGGTTTGAGCGATAGGCGAGATGTTGACTGGGGTGGAACCACCACCCAGATATTCCGGACGCTGAAGACGGGCGTCCGGAGAAGACACACCGAAATGAGACTTAATGAGTTCGGTGTATCGAGTACCGCCGCGAGCGTCACGTTCAAAGATTTTTTGAACCTGGAACGCTTGGCGAAGCGAATTGATAGTTGCGGCGGAGGCCTCGGAGAGATCAGCTACGAGCTGAGTAGTGCCCTGAGCACTAGGAAGGCCGAAAAGACGGCCGGAAGCATTGCCATCAGTAGCAAGCGATTTGAGTGAACCGGTTGAATCCAATACGTTTGCCGTATTGGTAGCGGTATTAGAACCGGAAAAGTCCATCCCTAGACCGAGGATGGGAGCAGAAGTACCGAGAGGAATTTGTACACCGGGACCCTTTTGGGGCCACGGAAGGGCAGAAGTAAAGTAGTCGTGGCGCTTGCCACGGCGAAGCAGCTGATAGTCGAAAGCAGAGTCGGGACCATCTGAGGCCCGATTAACTTCGACAGAATCCTGCAAATTTTGATCACGGAACCATTCGTTCCAGATCAAATTGTAAGCGCGATGCCACAGAGCAGAATGCGAGAGATTGGAAACACCGGTGGGAATACCCATGTAGTCCGAGAGTGTGCCGGTGTTATAGCCGGCACCAGAATTAATCTGGGGAATAACGTAATCAGTCGTATCACCCGGATTGGTTTGCTCGCCATTGAATTTTTGCCAGTTGTCCCAGACTAGCCGGACCGGAACGCTGAAGAAATGCGTATCCATGAACATGTTGTCCATGATCGGAAAGATCGGAGTTGCCAGGCGAGCGAAGAGCGTTGAGCGAAGATTAAACGTGTCGCCGGGAAGCGCCTCGTCAACGTAGAAGGGAACCAGGTAACCGGCGTCGAAGGTAGTTTTGTGCCCATGGGAGCGATCAAAGGATGAACGCGGAATTTCCGCTTGAGGAACCTCCGAGAAGCGATGCTTCATTACGGAGGGGTTGTTGTGTTTGAAGTTAGGCATGACTTACGCTCCTTGAAGGACGAGGGAATTGACGCCGGTGATAAGTTGAGGAAAGGAATCGATTCCTCCGGTAGTTTCGTCATAAGAGCCGAGACGCCAGAGTTCGTAATCGGAGGGATGTTTAGCCAGAGAATTGTCGGGAAGGGATGCAGTCTCCGACACAGCACGGACAGCGACTGAATCGTTAGGTAGCAAGAAAGGTGCTGCAAAGGCATCGGCTTTGATATCACGGATTGCGTAGAGTTTAGTCATCAGAGAGTTCCCGTTTAAGTTTGGTGATTTTGGCAGTAAGGCATTTTTCACGTACCTCGCGACGAGCGCGGGTGTTGTTGTGAGCCTGAGATTCGGCTTGTGCCTTACGATTGGTTTTGACCGTCTCAAGCAGCTGGGGATTATGTTTTTCCAGCAGACGGTCATAGTAGCGCGGAGACCGGACTTTCTTGCCATCGATAAGGCAGAAGTCGTCCGGATAAATATCGTCCTTGTAGGACTCGAAGAAGCCTTTGCCGATAGCAGGATTAAGGCTCATTTTGTTGAACTCCGGGGTGAGTTGGTAGATTTCCCCGGTTTCAGGATTTACGCGCTGATAGTGTTTCGCTGCCTCTTTGCCGACCATTTTTTTCATGGTGTAACGGGCGCAGTAGGCAGCAGATTGGAAGGTGACATTTCCGATGGAGGCAAAGCCTTTACCCCAGAGGCCATCGAGAGTTGCGGATTGATAGAGCGTGTTGCCACGCTTTTTAGAGATTTGTTTGCGGTCATGTAAGAAGTCATGACCGAAGAGGATGCAGTGGAAGTGCGGCCGGGAAAGTTGTTCCCCGTATTCGCCGCACATGTAGTAGGAAATTCGGTCGACCCCGAATTTTTCCTTAAGATGAAATCGCAAGCGTTTCATGAAGAGTTGGAAGTCCCGGTAGTCGAGGGAGCCGTTTTTAGGAAGATCGGCAGGCCGATACGTTAGCGTCAGGAACGACGAGGAGGGCCACTGGAGCGCTTCGTGAGCGCACCGGAGGGCCCATGCCTTAGCCCGGTCCAAACGACAGCCCGTGCAGCGGCCACACGGCAACATCAAGAGCGTCTTGTCCGCAGGATGCGTCGGAGAAAAGACGATTGAGCGTTTGCCGTTTGGCCCGACCTGCCGAAGTTGATAGGCAGTAAGCGGGTGAAAGCAGGCCACAGTACATCACAGACGGATGCCACCACGCATGGGAGCCCCGCGGGTATTAAGGCGGTGGATTTTGGTCGAGCCCGACCGGAAGTTGGACCGAGAGGCAGACTTTGACATTGAACGGCGTTTCATAATATTCGACTCCGAGAAGGGGGCCCAGAGAGAGCCCTAAGACAAAGATTAGAAGTAAAGACACTGGAGCGCAACTGTTTTCTGTCACCTAGACCAATTGATATCAAGTAGATCAATTGGTCGGGGCTTCTGGAGGCTGAGACGCCGAAGAGTCAGAAGCGGGTTTAGACGAGCCGAAAGGCACGGTTGGGGCTTGGACATTCGGATCTCGTACGAGACCGAGGGCGATAGCTTCCTGTCGGTTGTAGGGGTTGTCCAAGAAGGCGAGGAGTTCGCCGGGATCGTTCCCGAAGCGGGTACGAATAGTAGCGGGCAGGTCATAGAACTGCCCTTGAGCCTCGGCTACGAAGTTCATAGCCTCGTGGAAGGAGAAAGGAGCGGATACATCCATGTATCGCGCAGAGGACGGATCAGAGCCGTCGAGAATGCCCGTTTTGAGGTAACGGGCCATGAGGAGATTAACGTCGCACTCGTCCTTGAATTGTTGTTTGGTTCTACCAAGAGTGGGGAACGTGAGAGAGACAGAGACGGAAGGAGAGTAAGCAGAGCGGAAGGGTGAAGATTGAGAAGTGAGTGATTTGTTTGAGCGATGAGTAAGGTTTGAGAGAGTTTTGAGGAAGGACATGGAGTGCTCCGGATCAAGAGTGATAGGACTGACGCGCTTCGCTTGTCGCCTCCCCATTAGCTTTCGCTAATGAGGAGGGAAGGGTTTTAAAGCGTACAACCAGGTAATTATTTTTTGAAGGGCAAAGCCCGATTTGAGATCGCACCACCGATACCAGGGATGCGATTAAGGATGCGAGTGATCTCGCCCCAGGTAGTTTCGTCGATTTTTCCTTCAAGCTTCGCAGCTTTAAGTTGCTCGACGAGGATAGAAGCTTCGACGCCAATTTTTCCAGTAGTGGCGTCAGCTTGTTTGGCAGAA